GCGTTGCAGTGGTACCGTGAGTGCGCGAAGTTAGTTGTGTCTAACTTAGTACTATGCAGTGGTAAAGTGGTGACGCGTTGCAGTGGTACCGTGAGTGCGCGAAGTTAGTTGTGTCTAACTTAGTACTATAGGGGGTCGTTTCGAAAGTCGAGATTTTTGGTAATCTCTTGACGATAAAAAGAGAGAACAAGTACATTTACTTGTTCTCTCACTATAGTTTACTAACTTGTTAGTGCAGGTTGATTGATTATAAACACTTTATTTTTTTCATACGCAAACGCTAATATTGGGTTTTTATTTACGTTTATATGAGAACCATTCCAATTTTGAATTGTGTTGTAAGTATTTTTTAAAAGTGTGTTAGGCTTAGAGCTGTATATAATTATTAGTGACCCTGCAGGCATATAAATACTTTCAAGATTTTCAGATAAATCATACGCTATTATTCTGTTCGGTATTCCGCCGTTATTGCTGTAAAGTGTTCCTAGTTCTTTAGGTATAACAGTTTGATAACTGTTTACTTTTACACCATTTTCAGTCATAATGCAATCTAACGTATTAATATCGTCCTTACTATAGGCACCATTAGGCATCATTATTGTTGAACCATTTGATGATATTATTTTAAATCTTGTACCAGCATTTGCTTTTACATTTGAAAGTTCTAAATATACTGACTGGTCATAAGTATAAATAAAAAATAAACTAGGTCTTAATTCATTAACACTATTTGAAATAATTTTGTTAGTCTGGTCAGCTTGTATTATTACTCCTTTTGTTGCATTATCTGAAAAGTTTTTATAAGCAGAGTATTGTATAAGATTACCCAAGTCGCTACAGTCTAAAGTTCCACCATTTTCTTTTATTAAAATAAGTGGGTTATTGTCACTACTTTTAAAAGAGCATGTGTCTGCTAATTTTAAATATCCATAATTTTCAATACAATTATTACATTTCCAAACGTACCACGAGTTTACGACTAACTGTGCTTTATTTAAAATTGCTGTTCCACAATATTCAGTTCTTAGAGTATCTATCAAAACATTGTTAACATTTACATTATCAATAGCTAAGGCATAGTCGCACTTTGAAAAACCCATATTATTCATTTTTGTTGTATCCCAAGCACCACTAGTACCACTTCTAGTATACCATATACCATATTCAAGAGTTTGAATTAAGCAATCCTCAAAATGTATATTAGTAACGTTAGTAATACCAGTTATTGTTGCCTTGTCGTCTATTTCACAAATAATACCTTTAGCATGATTACCACTAATTGTATTGTCGTCACTGCTTTTACCATTTACCCATACATTTTTAAAATAAATGTTAAATCCATTCACCACTTTAAATCCGTACATAGAAGAATGTAAGCGATTAATTCTAATGTTATCAAAAGTCACATTATAAGAATTATAACATAATAAAAATGAGCCACTTAATTCAAGATTAATAAATCCATTTTTAACCGTTATATATGTGCTAGGATTTTCAGCGTTTAGTTCTGAAATTTGAAACATTGGAAAATCATTTAAACCAGTTAAATTACACCAATTTAAATCTATAATTCTGCTTGACGGAATTTTAACTATACTACCAATATAAGTATTTTTGTTTTTTGGAAATTTAGTATTTCCATTATTAAAAGCTTTTTGTATTGCTTCGCTGTCGTCTGTAACACCATCAAATTTTGCACCAAACCATAATGGATTTACCCAAAAATCAGCTAATGTTTCATTTAATATTTCAGCAAATTTACCATTATTAAGCCACTCATTTAAAATGTCATTTATAATGTCTTTTAAATTAGCACTTAGATTTGATAGTTCATTTTTCATTTCATTTTGTGTTGATATTATTTCATTTACTTTATTAGTTACTTTACAAAGAAATTCATAATAACTTAAGCTATCATCATACACTAATGGTAGCACCTTTTGACACCAAAATCTAAGTGGTCTTAAATCGTTCATGTATTTACCTCTCTTTCCCTTTACCATAAAGTAAAGAAACAATCACTGCAATCCTCAATAATCATCATATCAATATTGAGAAAAGTTTCTCTAAATTTCTTTAATAAACTGCTATAATTTTCTGTTCCCTGCTTACCTCTTACTGTCTCAATATACTTATCAGTATTATTAATATTTTCTGTACCATTTCCAGTTTTACTATCATTCCTTGTCAAAGTATCTGTACTTTCATTAGTAGTCGTATTATCTTCATTCACCTTAGTAACTGTAGTCAATGGTACACTATCAGCAATACCTTGAGTATCCATACTATTCTGTGGTGTATCACTAAATCTATTCAAGGTATTAGTATTACTTGTACCGCTACCACTACTAACATTTTTACTTGTACCACTATTAGTTTCTGTGTTATTACTTGTCCTATTACTTGTACCGCTACCCTCTCTACTCCTAGTCAAATCAACATCATAAAAAGGATTAAACTCAAGCAACTCGCTTTTATACAACTGATTGTAATAAGGCATAATTTCATTGAGCTTAGCATTTAACGCAAGCTTCCACCTGCCTACAGTTTCATGAGCAATCTCTCTTGTGTAATAATGCTTTAATATTTTCCTACACAAAACTTGTCTATATTTTTCATCAAAGATAGGAAAGTCAAAATTAAAAATTTTATTCCAACACTTATCTAAAATACTATCAACATTATCTGCACCCTCACTTTCACTCAAGCCTGCACTATTTTCACAAATAAATCGTACTTCTGTTGTATACTTACTCATTATTTTTCACCACCTTTGTCTATATCAATCTCATTACTCAAATCTGCTTCATTAGCATTATAAGTATCAAGCACCTGCATGTCCTCTCTATAATCAACACTAATGTTTAATCCAAACATTTTGTTAATCTGCTCACATGCCTGTTGTCTCATAAACAGTCTTGAATACCTACTAGCAATAGTGCCACCTAAGTTTCTTTGTACTTCATCAGTAATCATTCTCTCTTTCTTCACAGTATTAACATTACTAATACCTAAGTACGTTAATGCTTCATTCCAATACTGTGTTTTTAAATCATACAACTTATCAGCAACATAGGGGCTTGTAGTATCTAAAGTCTTAATACCGCTTAAATCTAAATTCTTATCACCGAAAATGAATGGTTCATTACCCATATACTGTGAATACAGATTTTTCATTACTAACCTCTGATTTTCAGTACAAGTAATAATCTTAGGTGTTTTCTGCTGTATTACATTTACATCTATAGTCCTCTGTATTTCATACAACCTTTTACTCATGTCCTGCACGTCAAGTATACTGTTAGTGTGTAGCATATTATTAAAAATAATAACACTGTTGCTTGTGTCAAGTTTTATTTGATAGCCATTTTGTGCGAAGGCTGTTCGTGTAATAGGTATTCTGTAAACATCAAGTGCGCCACCTATCATAACTTGCAGACCTAAATAACCCATGACTTCATCCTTAAAAAACACTGCCATTCCGTCATTGAAAAGAGCTAACTCTAAAAATCTTGCATCAATGGTATCAGGTAAGTTCTTCCACTCAAACATTGAAATACTTAGTTCTGTCAGTCTATTAATATACTGTAAATATGTTCTCTGATTTTGTAAGAACGCTTCACTCTGTGCTTTTTTTCCTTTTCTCATTGTCTCACCTCTTTTCTAATTAGGACTGTTATCTAATGAATAGTTACCTATTTCACTAGCGTTTTTCCAAAATGTAATACCATTGTCAAAAATGTTCTTAATAGCTGTGACATCATTGTTACTACAACTATTTCCTATTAATTCGCAATTTTGTGTTTTAGTGTAAGTCCAATGTGGTCTACTATGAGTGTTAGGTACTTTTACTCTTTTAGTAGCATATCCATATTTATCAAAGTATTCATCAATAATATGTGCATATTGTGGTGTTACCTGCATTTGTTTAAAATAAAAATCTTTGTTTCGTGTAGCGACATCAATTGAACCACTATTACTTCCTCTTGTTTGTGGCGGTTTACTATAAGCTAACATAGCATCTATGCCATTATCAACTACCCCTGTAGCACCACTTAACGCTAACTCAGGATTAAAGCTACCCATTCCTGCAACAACTGTACCAGTATTAAGTAAAGCTGACATTGTTAATTTACTAGCTGATTGTGCTAACCATGCTTTATATGCATCAACAGACCATGCCACTTGTGGGAAATCACTCATAACTAATTTTTCGGAATAATTACCTTCATCTACATTAGTACCATTATAACCCATAGGAACTAATGCTATTTGCGGATTACCTACAACACTGCCATATAAAGCAAAATCACAAGTATTTTTTACAAACCATTCATATCTATATATTGCAGAGTTGTCACAACAATCTACTGCTAAATAGTTAAAAGGATATGTTAATAACTTTTTATTTTTTGGTGTATATCCACCAATTGTTGTGTTTTTTTCTACTGCATTTACTTGTACGCTTGGTTGTGTAGTTGTTGTATAAAAGTCACTTGGCATTAAAAAAATATTAACAATGCTATCTTGTTTGTTAGCTTGCGTTGCTGTATCTAAATAGGTTAATAATGCTTGTACTTGTTCGTTATTGTCTACTCTGCCTGCTATATAATCTACACCACTAAATAATCCACCTTGATAACCACCAGTTTTTGTTCCTTCTTCTGCAAAAGTTGTTGCTATTACTGCACTATAGCTTGCAAAATGTCCACTTTTACTTATAGCATTACAAACAATCGGACCAGTATCAATATTTTCTGTTACAATATTACTACCTGCATAATCTATACTGCTATGTTCTCTTTCAACAAAACTTTCTTTAAGAGTACAATCAAAAAGAAACCAAGTTTGTATAACATCAATAGTAAAATATACATTACTAACTTTATCGTTTACATACTCAATATTAGTAATAAAAGCGTAGAACCATTTACTACCATAGTTAGTATTTTGAAACATCATATAATTGCAATCATAAATACTTTCTGCATTAGCACTCATTCTTACAACGCCCTGCTGTCCATTAATCCTCTGAAAACTGGCTTTGTCCATAGTCTTGCTAACTTTACTTTCAAAGTAACTTTTCTGCGCACTCCTGCTTTCAAAATAAATAGTATCTTTATAACTGCTATCTATTGGTACACTACTGCATAATTTGATAACACTATTAGGTTGTATCTGCATATCTTCACCACCTTTACAATGGCAGGAAAACATTTACGCTCTCCTGCCATAATTAATCTACTCAACTGTGATAGTTGCTTCGCCAAACACAGTACTATTAAACGTGCTAGTAGCTTTAACTGTAATATTTCCTGTTTTAGAATCACTATTAACTTTAAGCATACCTGTACTTGAAATACTAGCCTTAACATTCTCTTCCTTTACAATACTCCAAATAACACTCTGTGGTGCAAAGTTATCAGCCTTAACAGTAACACTCAACTGTAACTGACCACCTACACTAACTGTAGCTGTACTTGGAGTAACTTTAACTTCTTTTACAGTTGGCTCACCTGCAACAAATACTGCATTGTTTGAGAACGGAGAAACGCTAAATGTTTTCCATACATGATACCAGTAGTTCCAATACAGGCCCTCACCATTATACTGCTCTGTAAAGTTCTGATAGTTGTCGAATATCATAAACCAGTCACTATCTACCATTACACAAGGAATAGCGTCAAGTGCATCAAGTTCTGTTTTTCCTATCTCTGTATAGGTCGGGTCATCAGCAAAGAGAATATTTAATCTCTCAATGTCTAAATCACCGAAACTATCTACAAGTACATGATGTCCGTCAAACTCTGCTTTATCCATATTGAAAGCACTTGCAAGTACTTCAACATTCATGGTAGCATCAAACCGTGAATTGACTAACAAATACTGCTCCTGCTTAGGTGTATGGTTCATAACTCCTGCAAGGTTATTCTTTGAATTAAGGAAAGTAAACTTGTTTGATACTCCCTTAATAGTACTAACAATGCTATTCATGTTTGCAGTATTAATATCAGGAATTGCAACTGGGTTCATCAGTCCATTTAATATATGCTTTGCAAGCATATATTTCATAGTCTGAAACTCGTCATAGTTAGCACCAGTATACATAGCATCTACAATCTTAGCAATCAAATCTGTAATGCCATCAATAGACAGAAAAGCCTGTCTTAACTGGTCATTTGAGATTGTAGCTTTGTAGAACTTCTGATAGTTCATGATATGAAACGCACTGCGTACATCAGGAATTTCACGCTTGAATACATTGGACTCTGCAACCTGTGGGTCAAACTGAAACGGTTTTGCAATATTAACAAATACCTCTTCGATAGACTCACCAAACTCGAGCATACCTTTTTTAAACATAGCCCATGGATTGTCATATGATTTGCTTGTTAAAATTACTCTACCTATTCTGTTTACAAGAGCAGATAAAAATTCATTCTGTAAAGCAGGATAGTCCATAATTACTGCGCCGATTTCTCTGATTGAGTCAGAGTTAGCTGTAGCCTCCGGCACATAATCTTTGTAGTTTGTGCTTGCGTTGTTTCTTATTGCATTTAAAATATCAACGCTTGATTTAGTAAATGTCTTAATTTTTGGTTTTGTAGCCATAATTCTTAGCCCTCTCTTTCTTTAAATAAATCATCAAAGGAAATGTCTTTACCATCATCTGTAATATCTTCCTTTTGTTTCCTTAATACTTCATTAGGGTCTATACCCTCTTTGCTCTCAAAAAATCGTGCTTTATATTTTTCTCTCCACTCATTGTCATTCTGTTCGTATTTTGTTTTCCAATCAGTAGTATCACTTGCACGTGCTTCAAGGTCATTGAATGTATCAGTAAAATTTTCAATCATGATAAGCGTATTATCATCAGCGCTATCACCTGCTAGTCCTTTTACTGCGTTCATAAAATCATCATGTGAAAGTACTGCCATTTTTCTCACCTCTTTTCTATTTAAAATAATGGTCTGCACATCATCCAAAGTGGCATACGTTTTCGCTTAGTCGGTGTAGGTGGTGTAGGTGGTGTAGGTGGTGTAGGTGGTGTAACACCTGTTAGGTATTCATACCAGTTATTAGCGTATGTTAATCTTTTGGTTAATGCTTCAACTCCTGCACGTTCTCTTTCATATAAATATGCTTTACATGCTTCTGCAACATCAGTTAGTTGCGAAAACTCTGCACCAGTATAACCATATCCCAGTGACGGCTTAGGTATCCATTGACCACCATAACCATTTATTATTTCATCCCACATTAACTGTGTTTGTATTTCACCAGTAGCCCAATCAGTACCATGTGCTTTTGCGTAATCTGTTAGGTTACTACTAGGCGTCCACTGTATTAAACCCCAACCACTGCTTGCACTTGCTGTTTGTTTCATTCCCGGGTTAATGTTTGACTCCTGCTGTAAGTTTCCTAACATCCCTGCTATGCTCTCAATGGTAAAACCTTTACTGTTGAAATATCCATAAAATTCGGTAGCATTGTTTTCCATTTTAGATTGTGTTAAATATGCACTTACTCCTACTTTAACTATCCATGCCATTATCTTATACCTAAACTAAAAAGTTTATTCCATGTGTTTTTACCACATTTTCCGTCAACAGTTAGACCATAGTCTGTTTGAAAATCTTCACATGCGTTTACACAACCTTTGCCATACTTAGTATCAATACTACCAGTATAATATCCTAACTTTGTCATAAGTATTTCAAATACTGTTACGTCATTATTTGATGAACCTTTTTTCAATAAATTCATATTATAACCTGCACCTCCTTTGTCTCCGTTATAACGTAAATGATAACTCCAACCATAACTAGGTATGTAATATTTTCTTATACATATTTCTTTTCCAGTTTGGTCTCCTGCTTTACGTCCTTTTGTAGTTCCATTTTCATCAATGCTTGCATGAACTATATGCTCACTATCTGTTGAAACACAAACATGATGTCCTACTGCTAAGTGAATATCACCTTTTTGAAAAGGTCTGTTACAAGAAGTAAAGCCACAACGTTTTAACTGTTCATACAAATTTCTTGTTGTGCTGTTTACATTTACATTAAATCCTGCTGTAGCAAGTGCATGACCAACTAATGAACTACAATCAAAGTCTGGATTTCCACTTCTGTTAATCTGTGAATAACCATGTGAATTGTCATTTGCTATTGCAATCATGTAATCTGTGTATGTATCGACTTTACTCATTATTGTCACTTCTTTCTACATTCAGTATATCGCATAATTTCTGCAATACAAGTGTGTTTTCATTTAATGCTGTTGTGAACTTATCTGTTTCTGCCTTGTGACTATCATCAAGTTTCATACAGTACCATGCTAAACATAAACACATTACTATAGGAAATCCCACTGTAGTTATAGACTGCAAAATCATCTGCATTGTATCCATACTCTCACCACCTTTCTTTTATTCTCTTTTAATTATATCATATTACTTGAAATTTTGCAATAATTATGCTATAATAAATTGAGATAAATATAGGCAAATTTAAGAAAAGAGTACAACAATATGAGTGAAAATAAATACTATGATGGAACTAAATTATTGTCAATGAAAGATATAAATGGTTTAAAGCCTGAGTTATTTTTGTGTACTACTAATAGAAGTGGTGGCAAAACAACATATTTTGGCAGATTGTTAATCAACAGATTTCTTAAGTATGGTAAAAAATTCTGTTTAATTTATAGATACAATTACGAACTTGATGATGTATCTAATAAATTCTTCAAGGATTTACAAACATTATTCTTTAGAAATTATACTATGGAAAGTGAACGTTGTGCGAGTGGTATCTATCATAGTTTGTTTTTAAATGAACAGCATTGTGGTTATGCTATTAGTTTAAATAGTGCAGACCAGTTGAAAAAATATAGTCACTTACTTAGTGATACTGATAGTATGTTATTTGATGAATTTCAGAGCGAAACTAATCACTACTGTAGTGATGAAATAAGAAAATTTATCAGTGTACATACGAGTATAGCAAGAGGACACGGAGAGCAGGCAAGATACCTGCCAGTATATATGCTAAGTAATGCAGTTAGTATTATTAACCCTTATTATGTAGAGTTGGGAATATCTGAAAGATTAAACAGTGAAACTAATTTCTTAAAGGGAGACGGGTTTGTAATGGAAAGTGGTTTTATAGAAACTGCTAGTAAAGCGCAGAAAGAGAGTGGTTTCAATAGAGCATTTAAGAATAATCAGTATGTCGCATACTCAAGTGAAAATGTGTACTTAAATGATAACACTGTTTTTATTGATACACCAGTAGGAAAAACAAAGTATATTGCAACACTAAGATATATGAGTCATGATTATGCTGTGAAACAATACAGCGAGCAGGGCTTTTTATATATTGATGATAAAGCAGATAGTACTTTTAGAAGTAAAATAAGTGTCACTGTTAATGACCACGATATTAATTATGTCATGTTAAAACAGAATGATTTATTTATTAGTCAGTTAAGATACTATTTTGAAAAAGGGTGTTTCAGATTTAAGAACCTTAAATGCAAAGAAGTCTTATTTAAGACTATCAGTTATTAGGTATCTGCTGTTGTATGTTCACTTGATACTACTAGGTAGCACGTTTGAAAGATAACGCTAGTGTGTATTGTCGTAAATGCTATGCGCTTGTGTTCTGCAATAGTTATAGATATAGAAAAGGCAGGATTTAATACTCCTGCCTTTTTGTTTTTATCTTTTATAAGCTTGCAATATTAAATTATCAATTTCATTTTTTATTCTTTCTATAATTTTATTTATAGGCATATCAAAATTAGGAGTTACTTTTATACTAATTGTATGTCCATTAATTATAAATGATATTATTAAAATTAAATCTGTCAAACTAGTTTGTGTCTCATAATTAATTTCCAGTTCGTATTCTTCTTTTATTAATGCCATTATAGCCTCATAAAATACTTTATATTTATTCATAATATTATCTCCTTATTTGTAAAAATAATTATGTATATCTGTTGCAATTAATATGTTTAATGATAGTACAATTTCTCTTGTATCTTTTTTCTTTATAAAATCGTATGATAGTAACTTTGAAATGTATAAGCCATTCAAGCAATATTCTATTTTATAATTCTCTGTGCATGGTACATCATAAAACTCGATTGAACCTCTAAATCTTTTGCGTAGTTCCTGCACTACTTTTTCCATTTTATCATTCATAATAATCTCACATTCCTTTAAAAACATTACATTCATATTTATATTTACAAGTATAACATAAATAGTTACACTGTTTGCGTATAAAATGTTGTCTTATTTTTCTTTCTATTATTGTCATAGTTAATATAAATAATACAACTATTAATATAATTGTTGCACAATCTAATTTATTCATATTATTTCACCTCATTTCATATGTCGTGTCCACCAGTAATACTCCACCTTTTATTCTTTTTGGCATTAATTTTCCGGGAACACATAACCCAACTTTAAAATCACTGTAGTCTCTTTTTGTTTCTAAAAATTTTAATTCACTCTGTGTATAGTTATCACTCTCCTTTGCTTTATATCCTTGCATTGATTTGTCAAATAAATCTTTACATTTCTGTGGCATGCCTGCACATTTTATATCGTTGTATGGTTCATCAATGGGTATTAAATCATTATGAGTTATGTGTTCTATATATGTTTTCTGCCTTGTAAAAATAGCTGTGTCCCAACTGCTCTCTAATTTCCAACAACAAAACTTTACTGGGTCTACTGTTATTCCTTTAATCTTATCAGCAGGCAAGTCACAATGTATGCTATCTGTATCAGCATAAATAAAACCTGCTTTATCTACACCATAGTAATTTTTTTGAGCAGCTGTGATTGTAAAGTTACGTGCGTATGATGTTATTGCACTACCAGTGGCTATATGCCCCACCTTTTTATTATTAGCAGGTACTATATAAAAGCCTATACTATCATCATCTTTTACATACGCAACCTTAAAACTACTATTGGAACTACTAGCAAGTTTGCCATAAAGATTATTGAGAAACAGTTTAGCTTCTGTACGCTTTGCACCTTTACTATTCATTTTAATTTCTGCATAATGATTGATATAATTATCAAATATACCTATAGCAGAATAAAACCAACATCCGTCTAAGATTTCAAAGTCAACTAGTTCATAGTGCTTTAACATTAGTTTATAATCTGTCATTGTTACTGTCATTATTTGTGCAGTATCTTTTATGTTACCATTAATATCTTTATAATATCTATTGTAGTTTCCATTTTTATCTAATACATCACTAGTTATTAATGACTCTGTACCTTTATATAAATGATTACCTTTTATTTGAATAAATGGTAACATATTTTCTTTAATATAAAAGCGTGTTTTTATTCTTAAAAAATAATATTTATTTTCACCTATTGCTTCGTTAGGTATTATATTACCAGTCCAAAAATATGGTTTACCTATTGGAAAATAATTACCACTTTGCGAGTGCATCATACTAGGATATAAAGAGTTTACATCAGCTGTCACTCCGTTATGTCTAACAATATTTTCTTTTCCTTTTACTAAATAGCACCATCCCCCTCTATAGCTGTGTCGTATATATTCGTCTGCATTTGACGAGCCATAAATATTTTTATCAAGTGTAAATTCATCAAGCGCAGGGAATAAATCATTATAATCATAAGCGCCTAAAGAATTTTTATATTCTGCTATACAACATGAACCTATTGTAAGTTTATCGTGTCCGTCATTGAATAACTGTTCTAGTGCTTCTTTAACTACTAATACGTCATTAGCTATATAACGTTTTTCGTCATCAGTTATATTACATCCTGCATATCTATAGCCACTATATTCCATGTCTAATTTTTGATATTTTGTTTTAAAAGATTTACCTATTTGTTTTACTGAGAATGGTAATAGTTTTAAGCTATCTCTTAGTTCAATAAAATGATTATTAACTTTAATAATAAGCGTATACCATTGACCCATTGAAGATATAGTATATCTAAATGTATTATTTTTCATGTATTTTTCTTTTATAAACTCGCCTTGAGTGCCATCCTCATTAAATGACTCATATGCTTGTTCATATTTTAAATCCGTTAATAAATATGACAGCCAAAAATTGCCATCAAATTTAAGGTTATGATAATAAGCTATTATGTCACAATGTAACGACTTAAAATAATTAAACTCTTCATCAATAGAATGAAAAATCTGAACGTTCTCTGTATATAATTCTACGCTTGCACTCGCCCATACTTCTGTAGATTTTTGCCCTTTATATACTGTAGTCTCAAAATCACACATGAATTTTCTATAGTTTCTCATATATTATCTAAATCAGTAAATCCAAAATATTCATTAATATCATTAGATTGTATTGCTGATATACGTGACATATCGTGATTTGATAATAAAGGTATTAAATCTTCCGTCTTTGCCTGCACTACTTCTGAATATAGACTCTCATTTATACTATCTATTGCTGATATAATTTCTTCTTCATTTTGTTGTAAATAATATTCATACTGTTCGTTTCCAAAATCTTCTTGCATTTGTTTTATAATTCCTAAAACAGTATAATAAAAATTTTCGAGATTATAATCTATAGCTTCACCACCATATGTGTATGTCTGCTTTTTACTAGGTAAAGCTTGTAATCTTGAAATAATACTATCTGTAACTGTATAGGTTTCTGCACTTTGTCGTTGTGCTATTTCTGATTGCAAATTCTGTATAGTATCTTGTGTTATTCTTTTTGGAAAAGATTTTAAGCCTTGCGTAGAGATACCTTGATGTTCTGCTTCATCTAATATAGATTGATATGCTTTTTGATTCTTGGTAAGTTTATTTGCCATACTTTTTATTCTCCTCTCTAAATTATTAAGACCCCTACTAACTTAATAGCAAGGGTCAGCAGTAAGATAAAATTTTATTTTACTGATTTTACATCAAGTGCACAGTCAATGTAAGGTCTACCATTCTTTGTTGTGCCACTAAGTTTAATAACACTGAACTGTTTACCATGCATAATGCTAGTAATGTTATCAAAGCTACGCTTGAAAGTTGCTGACTGACAAGAGAATACTTCATTGTCTGGAGTAATGATTGATAAAATATCAACACTATCACCATTCTCTTTTTCGTCTGTAAATGTAAGGTAGCCTGCCACTGGAATGGATGTATTGTCCTCTACATCCTTGAGAGATATAATGCCTCTATCTAATGTCATTAAGTACTGCTCTACCTCTGTAAAATCCTTTGACTGTGAATTAATTGTAATTGCCATGTTTGCTTATCTCCTTTTCTTTTTTATTCTGCGTCTGCCTGCTCTGTTTCAATCTCTTTACGTGTAGCAGGGTCAAGTATCTTTGCACCTGCGATAAAGTCTGCTTCATCCATACCATAAAGTTCATTGACCTCTTTGAGGTTGCGAATTGCAACAATAGTGCATTCATCTGTGTTGTAAAGTTTTGATACTCTCTTAAGTACCTTATCTTTGTCACTAATCTTGCCAGTAAGAATGAACTCCTGCTCGAATGTTTCAGCTGTACGTGGATTTACGCATAAAGCTGTGATAGATGTTGAAATAATTGTACGTGTAACCATTGGTTTTCTCATAGTCTTTTTCTCCTTTTCTTTGTGCTATGATTTGTAAAGTTAATTGTAATAAAATTGTAACACCAATAGGTGTAATAGTCAAGTTGATTTTTGCAATCTGTTTTAGTGATAGCTTACTATCTCTTGACTATCAAGCAGGATATAAAATCGTCTAATCTGTGACGAATTGTAATTTTACAATCCTCTCGATATATAGTTTCTATAGTAGCACCAATTCTATCAGTTTTAACTATAACCTTTTGCGTATTAGGGTCTGTGATAAGCTGTGCATATAAAGTTTCTATCATTGTTAATCACTTCCTTTTCTTTTGAGGAGTCCGCACTATTGTGTGACGTATTGACTAGCAATAGTGCGGTATCATAGTATTAAAGCAAACGTATTGTAAGAGATGCATTACCTCTTTACATATTATATAGTACAGTATAACTGTGACTATGCTATGTCTAAATTATGAACATTTTATGAACTCTTCCACATTTCAGTTTTCTATAATTACGAAAATTTACGAAAACTTGTGCAATATTCAATCCGTATAATGTGTTCTAATTTATGATGTCTTTCATTCATTTTATAATCCTCTCTTTTTAAATTCTAATGACAAGCGTTCATACATAATATCAATGCATTGTATTTCATAATAATCATTCAATGCTACTAAATATTCAAAATCACCATATATCATAAAATTATAACTACTTATACAATTTATTAGTAACAGCATATCAGCTCTAAAACTTATAGAGTCATTATAATAATATGATTTTATAATTTTTATGACTAATCTATATCTATGATATAATATTTTACAGCGTTGCTTAATCTCTTTATTATTCATACTATAAAAAATCTCCTCTCAACTATTTTATGATATAACTTTAGTATATTATCCGATATTTCTTTTGATGATACACCAGCCATCATATCATAAGTAAGTGTATCAAGGAAAAAACGCTTTTCGCCTAGTTCACGTGTTTTAACTATGACATACCACATATGCTCTATGTTATCATATCCATAAAACACCTTGGCTTTTACCTTTTTAGCAACCTTAGTTGCTATCTCTATCACGAAATCCTCATAAACCTCATCAATTTCATCCTGCGACATTTTTCTGTTTTTGTATAACATGATTTCTACCTCTTTTCTATTCTTCTACATCTACTTGTATCATGTTCTCATTTGTTACAACCTTAAAGCTTATCACTTTCATATGCTTTAATTGCTTGTCTTGCATAATTTGCGACTTTCTGTATAGCTCATATATGTCATACTGAACATCATGCAGGCAAAAATTTACAGTTGTGCAAAATCGTACTAATGTGCCTAATTTTATATTATTTGTCATTGATTTACCTCTTTTCTAATTTCCTTTACACAATCAGAGCAATAACACCCATCATAGCCCTCTATTTCGTATAAAAGCACATCCAATTTATGTTCCATTTGCCTTTTTTCAAGACAACGTTTACATGAACCTTGACCCTCTTCAATGCATTTTGTTACTTTCATATTTTCACCCCTCTTATTTAATAATTATTCTTAAACCAATATAACGATTTAATATTATGCATGGTATAATATTTTTAATTACACGCACGTAGTAACTATATGGTAAATCCATTACTTTTCCACGCCATTCTAATTTATCAGAATAGTATATTTCTATCATATCCTCATAGAATATTTTTTCAGATATTTCACTAACTGTCATTGTTTCACCTCTTTTCATTCTTTGCTATATTCAGTTGTAAAGACTACGCGTGGACTTGCACCACGCTGTGCGCTTTACGCTTAGCCTATAATTATTACAATCTCTGAAATGGTCTTAGTTACTGCACGAGACATAACAACCATTACATTATAATCTAAATACTTTAATGGAATATTATGCATTATACCTCTCCATAATATATTTTGAGTTCTTGCATCTTCTAATACTATCGTTTGACTATCAAAAAATACTCTATACAAATTTTCTAATAACATACTATTTCACCTCTTTTCTATTTTCGTCAAGTTCAACGGCATTTTCTAAAAAATCTTTTTCAGTAATGCCATATAATTTTGAAGATTTCTCAGCGTTTACAAGTTTTAAGAATTTTACACTATTGTCATAATCTATAGCAAACTGATTTTCGATATCCTTGTCGCTTAAATCACCTATATATGACTCATTTAATGTTATAACCTCATTTGTATCAAGATTAAAAGCCATAATCTCTGCATTAGTTGTTACGATTGTCCTTGTAATCATTTTCTCTTTTCTCATAATTTTTTGTCTCCATTTCTTTTTTTTGTGCTTGTTTATTTGTTACTTGCTGATATTGCTATCAGTGATACAAGAGAGTCGGAGTTGCACCGACTCGACAGCTTTTAAGCCATCCAAAACTCTTGCCTTGTTTTTGTAATGTATAATTGACCTATAAACTGATTTTTAATATTATATACGTCACAACCTAATGTAAACATATTAGAATTATACGAACGTACAGTGATAGGTTTAAAGCGCATATCCCTTGAGTTATCATTTAATGTAATTAACCAATTAACCCACTTTTCATATATTGACTTTTTCAAGTCACTAGGTTTAGCGTAACAATCAGTCAGCTCCCTTAATCTTAATGGGCATAATTTACTTTTAGCTTTTTTGACCTCAAAAGTCTCATTATTTAATTTTATAAATTGCTTCATACTATACACCTTTGATACTCTCTTGAGTACCCCTTTCCTTTATCTTTAAGTACATTATATAGGTCAGTTATGAACAGCGTATGTACAATTTGTAAACAAATTGTGAACATTTTATATAGTACTATAGTACTAAGTTAGACACAACTAACTTCGCGCACTCACGGTACCACGCTGACGTGCTAACGCTGTACCACTGCAACGCGTCACCACTTTACCACTGCGCAGTGCATGGGATGTACCAAAAATCTCGACTTTCGAAACG